AAAGCCCTGGGCCACGCTCCAGGCCGCCGGCCTGATCACCCGGCGTCGATGTTTCACGTGGAACAATCCGAGAACCCTATGAAGGAAACCGTCAAAATCTATGGCCTTTACGACCCCGTGACCGGAGCGTTGCGGTACATCGGCAAGGCCAATGATGCGGCGGCTCGCCTCAAGACCCACCTTCGCGATGCTCGGCGCCGGGATACTCCGGTCTATCGCTGGATCCGCAAGCTGGCGCGCAATGGAATGGTCCCTAACATGAAAGTTCTGGCTGAGTGTCAGCCGGAACTGTGGCCAAGCGTCGAACGGGAGATTATCTCCCAGAACGAAGGTCTGCTGAACGTCGCAGAAGGTGGAACAGAGCCGTTCTGCCCGCCAGAGGTTCGCAAAGCCAACGCTCGTTTTGCCAATTCAGTGCGCCGTCCAAATGTGATCAAGGCTTTCGCCACGTTCAATTCGACGCTGCGTTCGCCCCATATCTCCGAAGCTTTCAAGGAGAAAACAAGGGGGCGTCTTGCCCAGTTCAAGGCCTCCGTTGCCCGCCATCAAGCCAATGGCACGATGGCGCTTCTGGACGCTAACCTCGGTGAAATGTATGCCAGCCGTCAAGCAAGCCGCGCGTAAGCAGCCCGGCAAGGTTGGCCGGCCAAGCCTGCTCGATGACCCGAAGGTGGTAGAAGAGCTCTGTGCCCGCATTGCCGAAGGGCGCGGCATCATCAACGTCTGCTCCGACAAGGACATGCCAGACAAGGCAACAGTCTACCGGAGGATGGCGAACGACACAGATTTCGCGACACTTATCGCGCGAGCGCGTGAGGCCCAGCAAGACTGCGAGGCCGAGGAATGCGTTGAGATGGCCGACCGGGCCACGGCGGAAGACTGGCAAGTGGTCAAGTTGCGGATCTGGGCTCGTCAGTGGCGCGCATCGAAACTCGCGCCGAAGCGGTACGGCGACAAGGTCAGCACCGAGATTTCGGGCCCCGATGGCAAGCCGATCGAGATGCTGGCCCCGGCCGATGCGGTGCAGCGCGCGGCGTTCATGCTTGCCAAGGCGGCCAAGACCAGCAAGGGCAAATGACACATTTCACGCTGAACGGTTCGGTTCCCCAGCACGTCTACGGCTTCGTCCGGGGCGAGATCCTCCGGGGCCTCGAGCCCGAGGCGGTCGGGCCCCTCGAGCCTTGCGTCATCATCGGGGTGACGTCGATCCCGAGCCGGTGCCTGCATTTCTCGATCCTCTGCGAGAGCGGCGCACAGTGGGCCAGGATCCCGCAGGAGACGGCGATCACGAAGGACAAGGCGTGACCCTCGACCTCAACGCCGTCTTCGCCTCGCTCAACGAGGCCGAGCAGGCGGAACTGGTCGAGATCGCCAAGACGGTGACCGAGCGGTGGGTTCCGCAGCCCGGCCCCCAGACGCTGGCCTATTTCTCCGATGCCGACGAGACCCTGTTCGGGGGATCAGCCGGCGGCGGCAAGTCTGACCTGCTGGTGGGCTATGCGCTCAACGAGGCGCACAACGCGGTGATCTTCCGCAACGGCCTCGGCAGCCTGCGAGACCTCGAGAGCCGGGCGGTCGCCATCATGGCCAACCGCGAGGGGTTCAACTCGACGTTCCACCATTGGGATCTCGGCGGCGGCCGGAGCCTGGAGTTCGGCTCGCTCGAGGTGGTGGGTTCCGAGCAATCCTGGCAGGGCCGCCGCCGAGATTTCATGGGTTTCGATGAAGCCGCGCAGATGACCAAGCAGCGGGTCCAGTTCGTCATGGGTTGGGCAGGCTCGGCCAAGCCCGATGCCAAGACCCGCGTGATCTATGCGACGAACCCGCCGCTGTCGGACGAGGGCAACTGGCTGGTGGTCTGGTTCGCCCCGTGGCTGGATCCGATGTTCGCCAAGCCCGCGAAGCCCGGCGAGCTCCGGTGGTTCGTCAACAACAAGGACGGCGACCCTGTGTGGGTCAACGGCCCCGGCACCTACGACCGCGGCGATGGCACGATGAGCACGGCGAAGAGCCGCACGTTCATCCCGAGCCGCCTGTCGGACAATGCCTACCTGCGGGACACCGACTACCGCTCGCGCGTCGAGGCTCTTCCCGAGCCCATGCGCAGCGCCATGCTCAACGGCAACTTCATGGCCGCGCGTACCGACCATGAGTTCCAGGTGCTGCCCGCCGACTGGATCCGCGCCGCGCAGGCGAGGTGGAAAGAGGACGGCATCAAGGGCCCGATGATCAGCATCGGGGTGGACGTCGCCGGTGGCGGCAACGACCGCGAGTGCATCGCCGCCCTGCATGCCAACAACTGGTTCGCCGAGCCGAAGACGCACGACGGCGTCGATACGAAGGACGGAGCGGCCACCGCGGGCCGCATCGTCGCCTGCCAGAGGAACGGCGCCCCGATCGGCATCGACATGACGGGCGGCTGGGGTGGTGCAGCCAACCAGGCGCTGAAGGCCTCCGAGGTGGATGCCATCGGCGTCGTGTTCTCGAGCGCCTCGGGCGACGTCGATCCGAATACGAAGATCGCCTACGCCAATAAGCGGGCCGAGCTCTACTGGCAGTTCCGCCTCGCCCTCGACCCCAACGGCATCGAGCGCATCGCCCTGCCGCCGGATGCCCGCATCCTCGCCGAAGCGACCGCGCCCCGGTGGAAACTGCAGGGCGGCAAGATCTACATCGAGGCGAAGGACGAGATCAGGAAGCGTCTCGGCTCCTCGACCGACGTGATGGACGCGATCGTGATCGCCTGGGGCATCCGCCACAAGGGCCTCGCGAAGCAGGGCCAGAGCAGGCAACCGCCGCGATGGGCGACACAGACAGCCGACAGCGATCCGTTCCGGGTGGACGGGTTTTAGGAGATTATGATGCTAACTGCAGAGCAACTGAAACAGGAGCTTGATTACCTGCCTAACTTAGGTCTGTTTCTGCGGTGCGGCACCGACGAAGTAGCGGGAACCAGAAATGAACAGGGTTATGTTCAGATCCGCGTTCTTGGAAAAGTCTATTTGGCTCACCGGCTTGTGTGGCTGTACGTCCATGGGGAATGGCCGCGTAATGAAATCGATCATATTAACGGCGTCAGGCATTGCAATGTTCTTGCTAATCTCCGTGAGGTGAGCAGCAGCCAAAACAAAATGAACTCAAGCCTTCGTTGTGACAATACCAGCGGGACCAAAGGTGTTTCGTATGAAGCCAGATATGATCGCTGGCGCGCTTACATCACCGCGGATGGAAAGCGCAAAATGTTGGGCAGTTTCGCCACCTTGGATGAGGCCATAGCCGCTCGGGTAGAAGCGCAGAAGTTTGTTCATGGCGAGTTCGCGCGTTCGCATTGAGCCTGCGAACCTAAGAGACTGCACCTACATCGGCGCGAACCTCCGGCCAGAAGACCGGCGCGAGGTCATGTGCCAGGTGCCGGAGGGGATGTACGGCAGCACCGTGCTCGGCTCGATGCTCGAGGCCCTGTCGCCGGAATGGACGCGGATCGCTTCGGTCGATGGCCAGCCGGCGGTGCTGTTCGGGTTCCAGTTTGTCACGGCCCCTGTCTGGCAGTCTTTCGCTCTCGGCACCTCGAGGCCTCCGCGTGCGATCCCTGCCATCACCCGGTGGTGCTGGGATCAGGAGCAACGCCTCATCGATGCCGGCGTGCGCCGGGTCGAGGCCCGGTCGATCGAGGGCCACGTCACCGCCCACCGATGGCTTGAGCGCCTCGGCTGCCAACGTGTCTGCGACCTGCCTGACAGCGGCCGCAACGGAGAACTCTTTCACCTCTACGCCTGGCACCTCGGTGCTGGACGTCCAACCGAAACCCATCGCTACAGGAAATCCGATGCTGACAGCGAACCGCCTTCGCGAGGTGCTGAACTATGACCCAGAGACGGGCGTGTTCACGACCTTGATTGGACGCAAGCATTCAGCTGCAGGCTCTATCGCTGGAACCCGAAAACAATGCACTGAAACGCTTGCCTACACGGTTATTGGCATTGATCGCCGACTGTACCGCGCTCACCGTCTGGCATGGCTCTACATGACCGGGGAATGGCCCGAGGACGTGATCGACCATATCAACGGCGACGGAACGGACAACCGCTGGTCCAACATCCGCGCCGCATCGAAGAGCCAGAACCAGTTCAATCGCCGGCTGTCGAAGAACAACGCCACCGGCAGGAAGGGCGTCTATCGCAGGAGCGATGACAAGGCATGGGTCGCCGAAATCTGGGTGAACGACCGCAAGCAATACCTTGGCTCTTTCAAGACCTTTGATGAAGCTGCTGCGGTTCGCGCTGCGGCAGAATGTCAACTCCACGGCGCATTCTCTCGCGCTGCATAGGGATAAAATCTTATGTGTCTGCCAAAGCCTCCGAAGGTGCCGAAGCCGGTGCCGCCACCGGCCCCGCCGTCGAAGCAGGCGGCTGACCTCGAGGCCGAGAACACCCGCCGCATGCTGGCGCAGCGCCAGTCCGCTGCCGCCTCGATCAAGACGTCGCAGCTGGGTGCGCCCGACTTCGGCAAGAATAGCCAGACGCCGGGCCTCGGCGGTGCGCCGACGTCCTCGACGCTCGGGGTGGGCGGCTGATGAACGCCTCCGAGCTCGTTGACATCTCCAACAACCTCGTCACTGAGCGCCAAGAGTACGATCGCGTCTGGGAGCAGTGCGCCCGTCTCGTGCTCCCGATGCAGGACCGGGAGTTCCGCTCCGGCAATGCGAGCCTCACCTCACGCGAGGCGATCGACGGCTGGGCCGCGGGTCCGCGCTCCGTCGATAAGCTGGCCGAGCGTTTCGACATCACCGCTGTCATGGCGGCCGAGCGGCTGGCCACGGGCCTGCTCTCGCTCGTCACGCCTGACAACGAAAAGTGGATGAGCCTGGGCATCTCGGATCCCCTCGGTGCCGTCGAGGCCAGTGACGAGGAGACCCGATGGCTCGAGGCGCAGCGCGACTACCTGATGTCGACCATGTACACGCCCGCAACCGGGTGGCACGCCTCCAACGGTGGCGCCATGCGGTCGATGGTCGTGTTCGGCACCGGGCTCTACTTCCTCGAGGAAGCCTGGGGAAAGCGCGGCCAGAACGACGTCGCAGTGCCGTATCAGTTCACGCCGCTGCCGCTGTCCGAGAACTACCTCACGGTAGACGGGCAGAACGTCATCGATCAGGACTACCGCCGGTTCCGCATGTCCGCGAGGGCGGCGGCCGGGCTGTTCGGCGACAAGCTGCACCCGAAGACGCTGGCGATGGCGAACGACCCGCAGCAATGCCTGCGCAAGATCGAGTTCCTGCACTGGGTGGGTTACCGGAAGGAAGCCGGCTACCGGGGTGACCCGATGCGCAACTCCCTCGTGGAGAGCGTCTATGTCGAGCTCGAGAACCGCCACGAGATCCGCAGGGGTGGGTTCACCTACTGGCCGGTGATCGCCTATCACTGGAACCAGGTGCCCAACTCGCCCTATGGCGAAAGCCCGGTGATGCTCTGCATGGCCGAGATCAAGGGCGGCAACATCCTCGCGAAGAACAGCCTGCTCAGTGCGCAGCAGCTGACGAGGCCGCCGGTCGGCACGTCGGACGACAGCACGATGCAGCGCCCCAACCTGAACCCCGGCGCCATCAACTTCGGTGCGCTCGACGCGCAGGGCAACCTGAAGATCAAGCCGATCGTCACCGCCCAGAACCCGAGCCTGGTGCAGGCGCTCCTCGAGGGCAGCCGCAACCAGATCAAGGAAGGCCTCTACACCAACCTCTGGCAGATCCTCCTGAACAAGGGGGAGATGACGGCGACCGAGAGCCTGATCCGCGCGAACGAGAAGGGCGAGCTCCTCGGCCCGATCGGCACCAAGATCCAGTCCGGTCTCTCGGCCATGACGGACGCGGCCCTCACCATCCTCGAGGGCAAGGGCGCATGGCGGCCGGGTGCCACGCTCGAGCCTCCGTCCTCGATCATGGGCCGGAACGTGAAGAGCAAGTTCAGCTCGCCCCTCGACCGCATGCGTCGTGCAGGCGAGCTCATCGGCATCCAGCGCACCCTCGAGACGGTGGGCCCGCTCGCGCAGGCGGATCCGACCATCCTCGACAACTTCGACATGGACGAGATCACCAAGCTTGCGCAGGAGATCAACGGCGCGCCGAAGAAGATCCTCCGCAAGCCGGAGGAGATCCAGGCGATCCGCGATCAGCGCAGCCAGCAGATGCAGGCGCAGCAGGCTCTCGCCGCGGCGCAGCAGGCAGGACAGGCGGCGGCCAGCTTCTCCAAGGGCCAGCCCGCCGTGCAGCAGGTGCAGGACATGGTGAACCAGGCGGCAAATGGCTGACGAGATCGACCTCGCCGAGGCCTATGCCGTCGTCTTCGCCACGCCCGCCGGGATCATCGTCCTCGAGGATCTGCTGCAGTTCAGCGGCTTCCTGACAACGACGCCGATGGGCGCGAGCCCCGACGTGATGATCGAACATAATGCGAGGCGCCGGTTCTTCGGCCGCCTCTACGACATCCTCACCCAGTCTCAGGACGGGCGCGAGGCATTGGCGGTGGTTCTGAACCCCGTCGCAACACAGGAGTAACGAATGTCTGAGCTAACCGGCGTCGGGTCCGCTGAAGCGGGCAACCCGAATGCAGGTAGCAACGGCGGTGCGCTCGAGGGATCCGGCGCGCCTCCCGCAGCTACAGAAAGCAGGTCCGCTGACGCGGGCAACCTCGACTGGGCGAAAGCAAAGGGATGGATGACACCGGAGGGATCGCTGGATGCAGCGAAGCTCGCCGAGGGTTATCAGTCCCTCGAGAAAAGGCTCGGCAGCATGCTATCGCTGCCGGATGAAAAGGCCGCTCCCGAGGCGCGCGACGAGTTCGCGAAGAAACTGGGATGGCCGGGTGAACCCAAGGGATACGAGTTCGCTCGCCCCGAAGGTCTCCCCGCCGATGTCCCATACGACGAGGGAATGGCTGATCGTTTCAAAGCATGGGCAAACGAGGCAAGGCTTCCGAAGGCCGCCGCGCAGGCTCTCCATGATCAGTATGTGAAACAGTTCGCCGAGGACGTTCAGGCTTACAACGCCGAGCTCCAGACCAAGGCGAAGGCTGCTCACGAGACACTGAGCAAGGAATGGGGCCAGCCGGGCACACCGGACTACACGAAGCAACGTGACGCCGCCATCCGCGCACTGCGGTCGGAAGCGTTCAACGGCCTCGAGGCGGAACTCAAGACGGTGGGCCTTCTCACGAAGGACGGCGTCTACACGTCTCCGCTCATCGCCAAGCTGCTCGCCTCGGTGGGCAGCAGCATGCAGAACGACGGTCTCATCACCGGCAACAGCAACGCTGCGGCTAACCCCTTTGCGAAGGAAAGCCGCAACACTGAAGCCATTGCCAATCTCATCCGCACGGATCCCGAAAGGGCGCGCAATCTCGCGCGTGCCGCAGGCTGGGACGCCCAGGCGATCGAGGCCATCGGCAAGCGTTGAGTGACCGCGCCATAGCCCAACAGAGGAACTGGCTATGGCTCTTACTCAGATCACCAACATCGTGGAACCGGCCATCTGGCTGCAGTACGCGAAGGAATATAACCCCGAGAGGTTCGACCTCTTCTCGTCCTCGGCGATCTCTTCGCCGCCGGCGGAAGTGGCGAGCCAGATGGCGGCCGGTGGCCGTATCATCGACATGCCGTTCTGGCAGGACACCTCCCGCGCGGAGCCTGACCTGCAGGACGACACCACGACCCTCTCGACCTCGCTGAACATCACGGCGACGGAAGAGAAGACCCGCAAGATCTTCTGGGCCAAGTCCTGGCAGCAGGCAGATCTCGCCGGTGTGATCGCGACGGGCTCCCCCAAGGATCCGCTCGCGCAGATCACCGACTTCATCATCAACTACTGGCGCGCTTCCTACCAGACCACCATCATCAAGGTGCTGGACGGCATCCTCGCCAAGGACGTGGCGACCTACTCGTCCGACATGCTGTACTCGACCTACAGCGATGTCGCGGCGGGCTCGATCACCGCGGCGATGAAGATGTCGGTTGCCGGCGTCACCGGCGCCCGCCTGACCTTCGGCGAAATGCTGAACGACGCGGGCACCATCGTCTGCCACTCCAAGGTCTACGGCGACATGCTGAACCAGGAAGCGATCACGTTCGTGCAGCCGCATGCGCTGCCGTTCAAGATCCCGACCTACGCCGGCATGAACGTCGTCGTCTCCGACCAGTGCACTGTGGTCACGGGCACCAACTCGCCCAAGTATCGCAGCTACATCCTCGGCGACGGCGCGCTCTACCACATGGAGCAGCTGCCCGACATGGCGCAGGAAATCTACCGCGAGCCCCTCAAGGGCAACGGCGGTGGCGTGACATCGCTCATCTCGCGCCGCACCGCGCTCTTCCACCCGAAGGGCTGGCAGTTCACCTCCTCGTCCGTGGCCGGCAAGTCGCCGACCTGGGCGGAACTGGGTGCCTCTGCCAACTGGACCCGCGTGCGCCAGCGCAAGAACATCAAGATCGCGTATCTTGAAACAAATTAACGTTATAATGCTTGCGCATTATAACTGAACTCGACATATCGTGCGGGAGGGAGAAGGAGCCCTCCCGCATGATCCCCATCGAACAAATGAAAGCACTGCTCGACTATGTACCTGAGACGGGACATTTCGTGTGGAAGGTTGACCGACGGCGGGTCAGACCCGGTGACATCGCTGGGTGCGTTGGCCATCACGGGTACAGACTGATCCGTCTGGGTGGTCATCTTCGCCATGCTCATCGCTGGGTCTGGTACTGGCATACCGGGGAGTGGCTCGACAGCCACATTGATCTCGACCACATCAATGGGAACCGAGACGACAATCGGATCGAGAATCTCCGCATTGCCAGCCGTTGCCAGAATATGTGGAACGGCAAAACACGGGCGGACAACAAGACAGGCTATCCCGGCGTCGTGAAACCCAAGGGCCGCGACAAGTGGGATGCCCGTATCATCGTCAAAGGCGAGTTCCATTTCCTAGGAGCATTCGACACCTATGAGCAGGCAGTGGCCGCAAGGCAGGCTGCTGAACGAGTTTTACACGGTGAGTTCCGCAAACAGCGGTGACGAGCCAAACCACGGCAGACGAAGCAAGGCGGAGAGCAATCTCCGCCTTTTCTCATAACAGGAGACCCCCATGGCCAAGGCCGCCAAGACCGCCACCGCAGAACCCACCCCGGCAGAGGCCGCCGTCATCCCGGCGCCGCTCGCTGCTGCGGCCGAGGAGAACGACACCGTCCTCCAGGCGCATTTCATCCGCCAGCAGAACCACCACAATGACCTGGCCCCGTCGATCGCCAAGCAGGCGCGCGAGGACGAGGAGCGCGAGAAGCTCCTGCAGGAGCACGAGCGGATTGCCGAGCGCAATCGCCTCGAGCGCGAGCAGCAGGCGAAGGAGCAGGCCGAGCGCGAGGAGCGCGAGAACGCCGCCTCCAGGCTGGCCCTGCTCGAGACCGAGATCGCTGACCTCGAAACCGCGCTGGAGGCCAAGCAGGCCGAAGCCAAGCGCCTCAAGTCGCTGGTGTCCTGATGGGCGTCCGTAACTCATCCTTCACTGGTGTCGCGAACGACGCGAACATGGTGGAGGGAAACTATGTCGAGCTCGTCGTCGGCGGCACGTTCGTCGGCACCATCCAGCTGCAGGTGGCCATCCCCGGCTCGGGCGGCGCGGACCTCTGGGTTCCGGTCTCGGCAGGCCTCACGGCGCCCGGTGTGATCAGTGCCGTGTTCGGCCAGTGCCGCAAGGTGCGTGCGGCATGCACGGCCTACACCTCGGGCACGGCCTACTACTCCGTGGGCGGCGCCCGCAACGAAGACTTCATCGCCTGATCGAGGGATAGATGGGCTCTCAGCAGACACAGATCGGCATCTGGAACCAGGCGCTCGACGTCCTGCGCGAGCAGCCGCTCTCTTCCATCAACGACACGACGGCCACGGCCAAGCTGCTCGGGCGCAACTACGCCCAGCAGCGCGATTACCTCATGGAGCGATACCTCTGGAAGTTCGCTCTCACCCGCGCACAGATCGCGGCCGACAGCACGGCGCCATCCTATGGCTGGACCTACCGCTATGCGCTGCCGACCGACAGCTTGCGCTTCGTTCCTCCCACCTATGACGGCTCGATCGACGGACAGCCGATCCCCTTCGAGGAGGAGAACGGCTATATCCTCACCGACCAGGCCGGGCCACTCAAGCTGCGCTACATCCTGCGCACGACCAACGAGGGGCTATGGTCGAACGGGTTCTGCGAGTGCCTGTCCCTGCGCCTTGCCATGCGTATCGCGCACTGGCTGACGGGCAAGCAGTCCATGCTCCAGCAGATCCAGAGCCTCTACAAGGAAACGCTGCAGGAGGTCGTCCAGACCCATGCCGTGCAGGTCGCATCGATCGCCTACTACGATGACGACATCCTCTATGAGCGGAGCACCTACTGATGACGGTCTATCCGATCCAGGCGAACTTCAGCCGGGGCGAGCTTTCCCCGCGCCTGCATGCCCGGATCGACATCGACTACTACAAGGCCGGCCTGAAAACCTGCACCAACTGGACGGCCCTGCGCCAGGGGGGCTTGCGCAAGCGGCCCGGCTTCAAGATGGTTAAGGAGGTCAAGGACAGCACGAAGACGACGGTCATGATCCCGTTCGTCTTCAGTGTCGTGCAGGCCTATGTCCTCGAGTTCGGCGAGGGCTACATCCGCCCCTATGCAAACGGCGGCATCATCACGACGGGTGGTGGGACGATCACTGCCATCACCAAGGCGAACCCTGCGGTGGTCACCGTCACCGCCCACGGTTTCAGCAACGGCGATAAGGTCTATATCACCGGCGTCGGCGGCATGGTGCAGGTGAACAACCGCGAGTTCACCGTTGCCGGCGCCACCGCGAACACCTTCCAGCTGTCGGGCGTCAACTCCACCAGCTACACCACCTTCACCTCCGGCGGCCTCGCCAAGAAGATCGTGGAGATCGCCACGCCCTATGTGGCCGCGGATCTCGCGACGATCGACTATGCCCAGAGTGCAGACGTCCTGACCCTCACTCACCAGAACTACCAGCCGCGCGAGCTCACCCGCACGAGCGATACCAGCTGGACGATCTCGACCTGCACCTTCAAGGACGGGCCCTATCTCGATGAGCCGGTGAACAACTCCAACGGCCTGAAACCAGATATTCGCAACGTCGTGACCACTGGCGGAACGGCGTCTGATCCCCTTGTCTTCGACGGCGACCCAAAGACAAACGAGAGCCTTGCGTCTACCAGCTGGACGATCACCTACACGCTGGCCACGACACCGGCGACGGCAGTCTGCAATAACTACTATGTGCAGCAGGGGGGCTACAGATCCTTTTCGCAATCTATCACGGCCTGGACATTCGAGGGCTATGACGGAACAAACTGGAACGTCCTGCACCGTGTTGGAGACAGCGGTTCCTGGGGTTCAGGCGAGAAGCGGTTCTATGATTTCGTGAACGCAAAGGCTTTCAGCCGCTATCGCATGGTCATCACTGCCAATGTTGGCGGGCCTGATGACACGTCGGGAAACTTCTGGATGCGGTGCGCCGAGCTTGGCTGGGGCTACAATGGTGACTTCGCCCCGACCATGACGTTGACGTTCGACAATACGACGAACATCAACAGCGGATCCGGCTTCGATAGCAACGATGTCGGCAGGCATATCCGCATGTATGGGTCCGATGGGAAATGGCGCTGGTTCCTCATCACCGGCGTCACCTCGACCACCGTCGTCACCGGCCGCATGTATGGGTACGCGCTGCCCGACACAGACAAGATCTTCCGCTGGAAGCTCGGTGCCTGGCGAACCGGGGCGTGGCCGGCGAAGGTCTCGTTCTACCAGTCCCGCCGCGTGTTCGCTCGCTCGCTCGCCGAGGCCTATGTGGTCAACTTCACCAAGGCTGCCGACTTCTATGACTTCGGCACCAGCCAGCCGCTGGTCGATGACGATGGCATCCGCCTTCGTCTGCTCTCGGGGCAGGTCAACGCCATCACCTGGCTGGCCGAGGCAGAGAAGCTTGCGATCGGCACGGTGGGCAACATCCGCGTGCTCGGCAAGGCGAACGAGAACCAGGGTTTCGGCGCCAGCAACTTTGACCAGCAGCAGCAGACCTCGACCGGCGCGAAGGAGGTCAAACCCATTCAGGTAGGTTCCGTCCTATTGTTCGCGGACTACTACGGCAAGATCATCCGCGAGTTCGTCTATGACCTGAACCAGAACGGCTACATTGCCCCGGACGTCTCGATCCTGTCCGACCACCTGCTGCAGGCAGGCATTGCGGACATGGCCTACCAAGCGGTGCCCGACAGCATCGTCTGGATCGTGACCAATGACGGCGGCCTCGTGGCCATGACCTATGAGCGCGAACAGAAGATCGTCGCCCTCTCGAGGATCACGGTGGCGGGCGGCGATACCGGCACCTCGGCCTATGTCGAGAGCGTAGCGTGCATCCCAGGCGCAACCCGCACCGAGGTCTGGATCGTTGTGCGTCGCACCATCGGCAGCGTTACGAAGCGGTACATCGAAACCCTCGCGCCCGAGTTCGAGAACATGACGACCGCCAGCGGCGTCTTCCTCGACAGCAGCCTGACCTACTCGGGCTCGGCCACCGGCACCGTCACCGGGCTGAACCATCTCATCGGCCAGACGGTCTATGCCCTCGCCGATGGGCAGGTGGTGCGCAGCCTGACGGTGGCAGCCAACGGCTCGATCACGCTGCCCAACAGCCAGACGGCCAGCAAGATCCACGTCGGGCTGCCCTACACGGCGACCCTGACCACGCTCGCACTCAACGAGGCGGGCCAGCAGGACGGCACCGGGCTCTCGCGCAGAAAGCTCCTTAACGACGCCCGCATATCGGTCATGGACGCGCTGGGGCTGAAGGCGAAGGGCCTCACCTCGCTCGACACCTTCGACGTTTTCCAGCGCGACCAGGATGACCCGGTGAACGCGCAGATGAACCTGCGCACCGGCACCTATCCGCTCAACTTCGATATGTCCTGGCGCGACGACGGCCAGTTCACGCTCTATTCGGATGACCCGCTTCCCTGCACCATCAGGGGCATCATCCTCGCAGCCACGGGAGAACCCTGACCATGTGCGGTCCTATCGGCATCGGCCTCCTCGGCGCCGCTGGCTCGATCTTCAGCGGCTTTGCCTCGGCAGCTGGCTACAACGGGCAGGCGGCGGCCTACAAGGCGCAGCAGAAGGCAATGGGCTATCAGGCCCAGAGCGAGGCGAACGCGGGTGCCTACGAAAGTGCGATCGCCCTCGACAAGGGCAAGAGGCTGGTGGGCCAGCAGGTCACGGCGCTCGCCTCCAATGGTGTGGATGTCACGAGCGGTTCGCCGGGCGACCTGATCGCCGACAGCGCCTCGAGCGTCAACATGGACGTCGCCGCGATCCGCCATAACTGGCAGGACAAGGCGAACCTCTCTGCCTACTCGGCGAAGATCGCCAAGCTCAATGCCAGCGTGGCAAAGAGCAACGCCCGGTCTGCCGTCATCGGCGGGTTCATCAACGGCGCGACCTCGCTCGCCCAGAGCGTCTCGCTCACCGATACAAGCGGTTCCTTCTCCAAGAACATGATCGGGTTCGGCTAATGGTACAGATCCCGCAATATGAGCAGCAGGTCGGCATCGATGCGCCGGGCCGGTCGATCCCCGACGTCAACACCCAGGTGGACAACTCGATCGGGCAGGCAATCGGCAACCTCGCCGGTGCGCTCGGCGACATGTACCAGGCCAAGGTGCGGCGCGATCAGGCGAAGGCCGATTTCAATGCCAAGGTCGGCTACGATACCTACACCGAGAACGTGGGGCAGGCCCTTCAGGAAGCCGCGCGCAATGCCCCGGCCGATGGCTCGGGGCTCCATGACCAGCTGCTGACAAAGCGCAGCGAGCTTGCCTCCACCTTCCTCTCGAGCATCACGGACCCCACACTGCGCGAGCACTATCGCACTGTGCTCGATACCTCGGACGCCGCGCACTGGAGCAACCAGGCAGCGAACGAGGAGTGGAAGCTCTCCAACAAGTATTCCACCGACCAGGTGCAGGGAATGTGGGACAAGCGGCAGCAGGCCGTTGTCGCTGACCCCGCATCGGTCAAGGCCTATGTCGATGAGATGGTTGCCGCCGTCGATCAGGCGCCGGATCTCACCCCCGCCGAGCGGGAGGAGATGAAGCAGAAGATCCGCGAGCAGGGCCCGAAGATCGCGGCCGACAGCCTCGCGAACACGGACCCCGAGGCCCTCTACTTCGCCTCCGGCCGCGGCAGCCATGACCAGCGCATGGAGTTCCTGACCCGCCGCGTTATCCAGGCCGAGAGCGGCGGCGATCCCAATATCGTGAGCGACAAGGGTGCGGTCGGCCTCATGCAGGTCATGCCCGACACCGCGGTCGAGATCGCGAAGAAGGTGGGCGACCAGGCGTTCCTCAAGATGTCGCCCGAGCAGCGCATCGAGTACCTCAAGAACCCCAACGTCTCCAAGGCCTACGGCCAGACCTACCTCGGCATGATGATCAACCGCTACAACGGCGACGTCGAGGCAGCACTTGTGGCCTACAATGCCGGGCCGGGCAATGCCGACAAGTGGCTTGAGGCTGGCAGGGACTACAAGGCCCTCCCGAAGCCGGGCGAGACCCAGCCCTATGTGCAGAAGGTCTTCAACGGCATGGGCGTGGCGAAGCTCGCCGCAGGCCCTGCCGAGACCGGGCCCACCGCCCACCAGGACGTTTCCTTCTGGTCGAGCCGGTATCAGGGCAAGCGCGCGATCCATACCGAGATGAACCCGGAGTTCGGCAGCAGGCTTCAGGCAGCCATCAATGCGGCCGAGGCGGCGACCGGGACAAAGGCGGTGATCACCTCGCTCTCGCGCACGAACGCCGAGCAGCGCGAAGCCTGGCGCAACTACCAGATCTCCGGCGGCCTCGCGGCCCGCCCCGCCGGCATGATCGATCCCCGGACGGGGAAGCCCGCCCCCGGCTCGCGCCACGAGCGCGGCATGGCGGCCGACATCGCCCGCGGCCCGGTCCTCGACTGGCTGCACCAGCACGCTGGCGAATATGGCCTCAAGTTCCTGCAGGGCGCAGCCTTCGCCAAGGATCCGGTCCATATCCAGATGAAGCTCGACGGCAAGGGCAACCAGACCCCCGTCAGGCTGGCCGATGCCTCGGGCACCGGCGGGCTGTCCATGAACGACGCCGGGCCCCAGACGGCTGACGGCGTTCCGGGTGGCGGCGAGGCCCGCTCCGGCTTCGTCTCCTCGGCGTTCTCGGATCTCCCGGCCACGGACCTGCTGCGGATCCAGGGCACGAGCATGGCCAGCTTTGCTGCGGCGCAGCAGACACAGCTGGCGCAGGACACGGCCGACAGCATCCTCCACAGCGCGGGTGCGACGGAAGACGTGCCCGGCGATCGCAAGGCGGCGAACACCGCCCTTGAGGCCATCAAGGATGCCGACCTGCGGAAGGACGTGGCACCCCTCATCGAGAGCCATTTCAACCGCTGGGAAAAGGTCCAGAAGGATCAGGCCGACGCCAAGCTGAAGGATACCTGGGCCGCCGTCGATCAGGCCATGGCTGCTAACGACAGCGCCACGGCTTTCGGCATCGTGCAAAAGGCAGGCCTCTCGCCCGAGGACACTGACAAGCTGATGACGCGCATCTCCAAGGGTGCGGTGCAGTATGATGACCCGAAGGTCGTGCAGACCCTTGATGCGTTCCATTTCAGCAACCCGGAGGCCTTCGCCTCGGCCAATATCCGCAAGAGCTATGGCGGGCAGCTGACGAACGACACCATCAACAAGTACGAGGACATGCAGACGAAGCAGCGCGAGGCCTCGGCCAAGCTCGCGCAGACCGCGATCGATGACAAGACCAAGGCCCAGAACGCCGCGATCGCCACCATGAACTCGGTCAACTCGACGGCCAACGGGCGGATCGAGGAGAGCCTCAAGGCGATCGGCATCCCCATGGGCAAGGACGCGCAGCCGACCGACATCCAGCACGCCAACTTCCTGCGGGCCACCGCCGCGCGCGAGCTCGAGCTCCTCACCGCCAAGCTGGGCCGCCCGCCCATGCTGTCCGAGATCAACGACACGGTGAATACCGTCCTGAAGACCTACCCGCGCTTCAAGCCGGTCGAGAACAGCTGGGATCCAAGGGTATGGACAAGCGCCGATGCTGACGTCTCAATGCCTGAGGTGCTCAAGGCGTTCGATGACGCCAAGCAGGATCCGCAGGCCTTCGTCAACGTGCTCCGCACTCAGGGCAAGCCGGTCAACGCCGCCACCCTCCAGCAAGCCCTTGAAGATTACCAGGCAGGTCTCACGAAATGACCGATAATCCCTACGCCGACGTCGTCAACGGCACCGCGGCACCCGGCTCGGACAATCCCTTCGGAGACCTGGTGAACGGCGGCCAGCCCGCGCCGGCGCCCGCTGCGCCGATCGCCGCCCCTGCTGATGACGTCGCCGCCGCCATCAAGCGCGGCGAGGAGAAGCGGAAGCGCCAGCAGTTCCTCGAGACCCTGCAGAACTCCAAGGACATCATCCCCGAGCGGCAGGCGCAGGCCATCAGCGTGGCGCAGGCCCGCGGCGTGCCCGTAGGCGTGGCGTACAAGTATCTCGAGGATCTCGCGCCCCCGCGCGAACTCCCCGACTATGACACGCTAGCGAA